GCAATCATATAAAAATTTTTTTCAGAAGTAGGAAGAAACAGAAATTCTCCATCCACAAAATCCTTCAAAAATTCCTCAATCCTTCTCCTATTCTTGATCATAGGAGAAAAGCTGATAGTGATACTCCCGCTTGGTAATAATTCCTCTAAATCATTATCATCCTTCTCAACCTTATCTTCTGGCATACCAAATGTAGCCCGAATCATAAGCGTCAGATCATCACAGAAATAATATCCTGTATTGTATTCATTGATTTTAAATTGTTGTGTGACATCAAATCCCCATTTTCTTAGGAAATCATGGATTTTCTCGATCTGATGCTTGTCAAAAATATAGTCATCTATTGCTAGAGACACATGGGAGATATTCCCATATTTCTGTTCAAACTCTTGGGGGTATTCGGAAGAGCCAATGAATTTTCCCTGCTGGGAAACCCAAAATACATTTTCCAAAGATTTATCAATTATTGTTTTTAATTTACTCACTTTATTCTTTTTATATATTTCTGGATATCCCATTTCCACTTTTACACTTCCTTCTAAAAATTTTTCAAGCTGTGCTGGATTCACAATTGGAATTTTATTAATATCAATCATATTTTAATTAAATCTATCAAGAAAGAACTTCGGCAGCTTTTTCTTGTTCCTGTTTATAGCATCAAAAATGCTCCCGTCAAGAATATATGTTTCACAATAATCATCTTCCGATCTAACACTACGACCACAAGCCTGAAGCAAAGTCTTTAGCATCGCATTACCATACCAATCCTTATCGATTTTCATCAATTTTTCTACCCTCACATCCTTTGTTGGTAGCCATGGTGCTTTGAGAATGATTTGGAATCGAGACAAATCACCTTTTAAATCCACCCCATATGTCATTGACGGAGATACCAAAATAGTCGGTTCACTAGACGATTCATGGATTTCCAAAAGCTGTTCATTATTCACTCCTGCTTCTCTACAAAGCAAACGATCTGATTTTATATTCTCTCGGATGTAATCAGCCAAATATTGAGTATGGGTATGGATAATACCTTTTTCATTAACATGGTGTTCCATAATACCTCCAATTTGTTTCATCAAAGTTGGAAGCATGGATTTCAAATTGGAGAAATTTAATTTCTGTTTTGCCATGATATGAATTGGAGATTTTTCTGGATTGAAATCTGTTCCAATGTGAATGTATTCATAATCTTTGATACCAAGAGATTTACAATAAGCATCAGAATCAATAATCGTTGCAGAAAGAATAACCACTTTTTCTGCATACTGAAACAGATAGTTTGAAAGAACATCAACTTTCAATGGAATGAATCTGATACTATCTTCCAATCTTTCCACAATATAATCACTATCATAAAAAGTCTCAATCAACAATCCTAAAGAATTTTGAAGATTGGTGAGTTTGCTATACTCCTGTTTCTTTTTATTGAATGTAATAATATCTTTTTTATTGCTATTCTCTCCAAACCAATTTTTATATGTCTCAACAGAATTGATTACGCTTTCTGCAACTCTACTGACCCATGCCAACACTTTGGTTTTATTTTTATCATCGTTTGGGAACGGTGTAACCATGGTTTGTGTCTTCATGAGAAATGGGATATTTACCTCACATGTGAATTGACCTACTAATTGTTCTTCCAGTTCCGAACCCTCATCGCAAACGATGATTTGTCGTTTCTTCAAATGATTGGGGAGAGAGAAAAACATACTGTAATTTAAAGCAGAGAACTTTGATGTGAGCATATTATTACGTGAATTGTAATAAGGGCAACGATTTGCTTTCCAACACTCATTCTTCTGATTTGCAACATAGATGCAAGGAGCAACATCAACAGATAGAGTATCATCTACGTCGCATTGATAATTACTCTTCCCTTTCAGAACTCCCGTTTCATTGAAAGTATTCTGATATTGGTCTTGCAGCGATTTAGTAATCGTCAAAGAGTAGCACCCAAATGATTGTAAATCGGCTACCAATTCTCCACCGTTTTCAGCAAATATGCTGTAATTTTTAACAACTCTTTCAAACTCAACTGGAACATCTCTGGACACATTGCCAAGAGTTTTAGCTAAGTGTGTTTTTCCAACACCAGTGTCAGCATGAACGATTACAAATTTTTTTCCATTTTCAAATGCTTTTTCAATAGCATTAAGAGCTTGAGCCTGTTTATCACGGGGATTAAATCCGTCTGGAAAGTTTAATATTAAGTTACGCATTTTCTAAGATTTTATTTTCAACATCAAAAGACATTTGATATTGAAATCCTACCACGTAATTTTAGGATGTCAAGACGTAAAGGTAATTATCGAAAAATTTGGATGCTTCTGGTTTATTCATCACTTTCATTTTCCAATATACTTCTTCGGTTCTTGGGCAAAATGCGCTTAGAGCGTAATCAAAAATAAATCCATTATTTGTAATTTTCACATCATATGGATAAGAAAGTTCCCATTCTTTCATTTCTCCATCTTCTTCAATTTTAAATCTTACAAAATTCTGTTTTGTATTAAACATTTGTATTTTACCCGATTTAATTGTTCGGGAATTCAAAACAAATTTTATATCACGGAAAATTAATTTTTTTAAATGATCTTCTATTCTATTCATGGATAAGGGTCAAGATTGAGTTTGTCGTCCATATATTGTAATTTCTCATTTGGGCTCATGGTGAATATATTTTCATTAAAGAATTTCCAGAAATTATCATCTGCTGGAATTTTTTGAACAAGATAACACATTTCCATTGAAACATTTCGGTAGTCTTGCATGAAGATATCCCATGTAACGACTAGATTATGTTTACGTTCATCAACTTTTTTAGGTTCAAAAGAACCACTATAATTCAAAGTTCTTAAACCATTTTCCGATCTAAGAATTTCCATGCTGTTCGTGCATAACATCTGACGCATAATGAATCGTCCCGGTGCGCGTTCAGGTCGTCTACGAGCAATCAATAAATCACAAACGTTATTTTTCAATAACGATTGTAATTCAGTTCTTCTTAACTTTTTCAGCATTTATTTCACAAACGCCAAACATGCGTTGCTCGTTCAAGAACAAAGCGTTCTTCACTTTACCATGACCTGTTACTTCCAAATTACTAATTGGAATACCCATGTTATTGGGAAATACTACGATATCACCAACTTCAGTATATCGCACGTTTGGTCCTTTAAGGATGACTTTTCCCTTTCTCCAAGCATTATGCACTTGTGCAACAGGAATTGCGATTCCCCCACGTAAAATATAGTCACCTGTTTCTTCACCTGCAACCAAATCACAATATTCAAGAAGCATTACATCATCAAAAAGTTTGGATAAACTATAATCATCCAAACCAAAATCACTTGGTAGTGCTTTATCACTGAGATCAATGTGGGATTTTTGAGGAGCTAAAACATCAATAGATACGGTCATGAAAATACTTATTGATTATTTTTTAGATGTCAACACATATTGATTTTTTTAATACAATTTGTAACAATTAACCATTTCTTCTTTTGGAAATGTATTTAATATTTTTTCTTTTCAATTTGGGAATCACATTTTCAAAGAATCGAAATGCTTCTTCATCCGTATCGAATATCTGTGAGTATCTATTCACTGTCTCATTAGCATAATTCAACAGATCTTTATCATAGAAACTCAAGTAACAAGTGACCATGTATGGTGAAAATTCTTCCAACAATTCATTTGTCATCTCCCCTTTCTTATCAAAAATAATATGATTTATGGTGTTAAACATAAGCGATTATTGATGATGTTTAGATATTCCTCACTGATTTCACTGCCTACAAAATTTCTATTATTCTTAATAGCCATTTTAGCAGTAGTCCCACTTCCCATGAATGGATCGTATACCAAATCGCCTTCATTTGACCAGCTTAAAATATGATCTTCTGCTAATTTTTCGGGAAAGATTGCTGGATGTTTATATGCGATTTTATCATCAGACCCATAACCACCTCCTTGTGTATACTTCCAAATGTTACGTCGAATACCAAATTCAGGAGCAATCTTACTTTCATATTTCTCACCCATAGTTCCATCTGCTTTTCTACGTTGGCGAGTCTTACCCCAACGCTCTCTCCATTTATTTGGTCTATCACAAATAGGATTAAATGTTTTGACTTTATCTTTGGATAAGACAAACATGTATTCGAAAGCAGGGTAATATCTATTTTTCACTGGTGAGACTCCGCTCTTCTCATAAATGATAACATCATGTAATTTGAAGCCAATTTCTTTGAAGTAAAGAGCTTGTCGAAAACTTGTTCCAGATTTATCACCATCTTTAGTCTGATCACCAACTACCCAAACAACAACTCCACCTTTCTTAGTGACTTTGAAAAGCCCTTTGGCTACATTTTCAAAGTCAAAGGAATAGCCATTATAAGTTCTCAAATCATCATATGGAGGACTGGTAACAGTTAAATCAATTGATTCTTCTGGCATCCTATCCATAGTATCCAGACAATTTTCATTATATATTTTATTAATTTCAAACATCACATTTAATCATTTTATCATAGTAAATATCAGTCGCTTCTCTACCATCGCCAAACCACTTGGAAGGGAAATAAGATGTCTTATCACCAATCAAAGCTGCCCACCAAGAAAAGGTAGAGTTGCTCCCCACTACGATATCACATTTTGACATGTATGCAAGTTCTTTAATATCAGAATCTGATTTCATTATAATAAATTCTTTACCTTTAAATTCTTCTAAAACAATTTCGGGTGAATCTGTAAATACAAGAATTTTAGTATTCTTTACTATTTCAGGTGTGAAAATATCAAATAATTTATTAAAGTATTCGGTTCTACATATATAATGTATTGTTGCATGATTCAAGTAATCACCTCGTCTTATATGAAATGCAATATTCAGATTGTTCCCCCATTTAGGAAGAACATCGACTTCTGGCAAGTTTAATAAAGAAATAAATTCATCTTTATATTCTTCAAAATATTTCAAGGATTGAAAATATCCGTTGAATGATACAGAGCCTTCTATGAAGGGTGGTTCATCATAATTGAATCTTTTTTCTTGAATGGGAGTGACATTTTCACTATAATTACCATATTCAAAATTCTTGAAGATTGTATCCTTATACACCAAAGGATTGGTTCCTTGACCAGCAAACCAATTATAAGGGTTGATGATCAATTTCTTACCATGTTTCTTGGCATAAGCATAACCAGCAGCTATTTGAAATAGCTGATTACCCACGCCACCAATAACATTTACATAACAATTATTCATATTTAAAATTGAAATAATATAATTTTGTTATCGTAGTATGTTCCGAAATCGAAATATGAAAATTCTGCATTTGGAGTTTTTTTCAAAATGTTGAGTAATCCGTTCGGATCATAACCAACATCTTCTATTATAATGACACCTCCCTTTTCTATTTTATCAGAATATAATTCTAACAATCTGACATGAGAATCTGGAGAATGGGGACCATCATCGATAAGAATCGTTATATTTTCAAATTTATTTGCTATTTCCTCGGTGTATGCGTCTCCTACTATATATTCAACATTTTTCCCAGAAATCCATTCATTATTTATTGGCACCGAATGTTCATTTTTATCATGTAGATTATCCAAACCATATATTTTACTATCTTCTGAAAAATATTCCCTCCATAATTTTAAAGATGCTCCGCTTCTAACTCCAATTTCAACTATAGTGTTGTCCTTATCTTTAAATTTTTTAAAGAAATCTTCATAAAATTTATCTATATAAGATTTTGGATGACCTTTATCTGTTCCATAATTAGGATTAATTCTCATATTTTCTTCATCGAAAATATTCAGTTTATATTCATTTAAAATTTGTTTCAATGTTTTCATAATAATTTATTTATAATTTCGTTTATATTATTTTTTGTGTGAAATCCCATATCATTTATTTTCGATGTATCCAAATACATTGATTCAACTTGTACTATTTTATGGAAATCCGATGGTTCCATGTTTCCTATTTTGCTGGAAGAATCCAGTGCTTTATATGCATAATCTATGATATCTCTGAATAAAATTGGCTTTCCACCTGATAAGTTATACGTTTCACCATTTTGCCCCCTGTCCATCAAAAATTCAATACCAGACACGACATCATCTATGTGAATATAATCTCTATAAAAATTACCATTATTATAAAGGTTAATTGGGTTGTTTTCCCTCATCTCATTTATCAAATATTGAAGAGCGTTTTTCTTTTTTGAAATTTTGGAATCAGAATTTCCAACCACATTACCCAATCTGATTATTTTATAATCAATATTGAATGTTTTACAATAAGAATGAATTAACAATTCAGCCGCATATTTAGTTATAGAATAAAATCCTCTTGGATTGCAAATCGAATCCTCTCTAGCTGGAAGGGTGGTGTCCCCATATACAAACCAAGAACTTATAAAGGTAAATTCCATACCTTTTATTTTTCTACATTCATCCAATACGTTCATAAGATGAATCAGATTTGTATTTATATCTAACTTGGAATCCGTTAAAACGTTGTAATTATCAACAGTGCTTATCAAATACAAAACTTTATCACTAATAGGAGTGAAAGAATTTCTATCTATAATTGCTACATCAGACTTCTTTTTATCACAAAAAGCCTGTCCTATAAAACCACTACCACCAAATACAGATATCATTGGAATTTTGAAATTACGTCTTCAATATAATCAAATACTGGCTGCGTGTAATGCGGTGCAGCCCCAACAAAAAATACAGAATTCAACACTTTGTTAGCTTCAGGATATTTTCTATAATCATCCAAGTCTTTATATCCAGGATGTAAGAGAATATTTCCAGCAAAATAATTTCTTGTTTGAATTTTATTATCTTCTAAATGCTTAACGATTCTATGCTTAACGCCAATATCTTCGCAGATAAATGGTGTGCCAAACCAACAAGGATCTGCTTTTTCTAAAACTTTCGGACTTCTAATATTAGAGATGTGTTTATTGAAAATTTCTGATATTTTACGATTGGAATTTCTTCTATTGGATTCAATTTCATCTAATTTTTCAAGCTGAACCAAACCAATAGCACCTTGTAAATCTAAAGGTTTTAAATTATACCCCATCTCAGAAAAAACATATTTATGGTCTATAACACCGTCAAAATTCTCCAACCAATTATCGAATCTATTACCACATGTTCCACAAGGGAGCAAATTTGCAGCCCCCACACAATAACAATCTCTACCCCACCAACTCAAACTTACAAATAATTTTTTAAGTTCAATATCATTTGAACATACCATACCACCTTCTCCTGTTGAGATGTGGTGAGCAGGATAAAAAGAATTGGAATACGCTACGTAGTATTCATTGAGGTATTTACCATCCCACTTACTTCCCAAACTATCACAATTATCTCCTACTAACATGATACCATGCTTCTCACAAATATCTTCAAGCTTATCCATGTCTGGGGGATTTCCCAAAACAGGAGAAACGAAAATAGCTTTTGTTTTATTTGTTATTTTGGATTCTATTTGTTCTAAATCGAAGTTTAAAGTATCCCATTCAATATCAACAAACACAGGAGTTAATTTATTTTGATGAATGACGGAAACAGTGGTGGCAAAACCAACAGGTGAAACGATTATCTCATCCCCGTCTTGCCAATTGAAGCGTCTTTTTAATCCCGCAATTAAAATTAAATTTGCAGAACTTCCA